ATTCTCGGCTCCTTTATGAGAAAATCCCAAAGCAATAAGCTCGGCAATCTTCTCTTCATCGCTCTTTTTGGAGCGGACAATCTTATTGGTGGCTTTCATCTGCTCCTGCTTGTGGGAAAGTTCGGCAATCTTTTCCTCAAGCCGCTCTACCGCATCATCATCGCCGAGGTAGATGTTATCATTATTCTCTACCGCCTCGGCTTTCTGACGGTAGTAGGCGGCTTTCTCGGATTCGTGAACACTCCGCATCATTGCCCCATGGGACCGCTCCAGTGCGCGGCGGTGGGCTTTCTCGGAATGATGGCCAACGAGGATAGGCTGACCGAGGGGGATGTTCTCAACGGCGGCGCTGCTGGCATTGAAAGCGGCGGTGGCTCTTTTATCCGCTTTTTCTGCGAATTGGCGGTAACGCTCCGCCCGGGCCTCTTGTCTCTCTTTCCGTGTCATCGCTTTTCAGTTCTTATGAGTTCAACACGGATTATGGAGTGATATTCACTCCTGATTTCACGTTCTGCCTCTTGGCGGCTGTTCCCGCTGGCCCAGGCATTGAACCCATCCTCGGGGTCGTAAGTCGTATAGACTCTAAAAACGTACTTGTTCATTGTTAAAAGGTTTATTGGTTTGACTTATGCTATATCTTTCAGTTCTTCATCAAGAGCTCTCCAAAGTTCATCCAGGTCATCATCGCTGAACTCGCTTTCTTCATCGGTATCTTCATCATTGTGGGAGGCTGTGATTTCAGTAACCTCGCCCCATGCTCTCCGAAGGTCGCTGCTCGGTGGTGTCCAATAATCGCCGGGGTCATTGTCCCATTCTCCACAGCACTCATAGGTAATTTCAATGAGCCAGCCGTCTTCCTCATAACAGAGGTAGTTGGTGGTGGAGTCATCGCATCGTCCCCATCCATCTTCATCTTGCTCAAAGTATGACTCTCCGATTTCGTGATCATTGTTTCGCATGAGGTTCACGATGGTAGGAATAAGAGCGTTGAGGTCGGCGATTGTCTTCATTGCTATGGTGGCTTTATTGGTTTGACTTGTAGTTTGTTATACTGTAAAGTTAGCCATAAAAAGCGGTTTTTGCAATCAGAATGGCCACCATTTTACGTCTGATTTTCACCAATTTTATCACCTTAACTTTTACTGACATTTGGACTCTTCTCCGATGATAGCATCTGCCAGGAACGACGCGCGGTTAGACAGGACACCGATATTGGCGTCGACCATCGGGTCCGGCTCAATTTTGAAGCCCCAAGTTTCTTCAAACTCTATGCACATCGCAACAATGAGTTTAAGCATATCATCTTGTTTGCGTCTTACTGGGGCCTTTAACTTATCGGCTATTACCTTATCCATTTGCCGGTCGTACTGCTCGGCATAGTTGATGAGGTTGTGGATAATGGCTATGTGGGTGGCGCCGTCTCGGTCTTTATCCCGTGAGAGCTGCTTGTTTACAACATTGCCGATACTGCACCACATCTTGAACCGGTCAATCTCCACTAACTTGAAATATCTGTCTACGTAATTTGCATACGCCTGAAACGCGGTGCCGTAGGATTGCTTGAGCCTATGCGTGTACTCCTCGACGCATAATTTGATGAGTCGGTTGTGTTTCTTGAAATCGCTGATGCGGTTGTCCCGGCAATAGTTGACAAACTCTGTCGTCTGGTCCAGGGCCACGGCAATAATCATCTGTGGTATGAAATTCATCTTGACCGCAAGCGATACGCCAAACATCTCGTTAGACTCTTTAGGCGAGATTGCTTTTGGTGTTTTGGGAATCTTCGGCAGAATGTTGATGCCGAAATCGAAAGCCGTGAGGATGGGCACCGCGTCAGGTGCAATGCCCATCTTTGCCAGCATTTCCTTGTCTAAGGGCGGTAAATTCATTGACTTTGAAAATTAAAGCGGCCCGGACTTTGGATCCGAACCGCCGAACAGGTTGCTTGATGGTTGAGGTACGAGATCATCGAACAGCCCCGGAACTCGTGGCTGTAACGCCTCATATTCATCTCGGAAGAACTCATCTTTCGTCCTACCTT